GCAACCATGAGTTCATCCAAGGACATAAGGAGCTCATGCAGAAGGTACCTGTGTACCCGAAATTCGACCTGAGCGCGGAACTCTTAACAGAGTACCTCGCCCATTGTTCGCCTGGTAAGTCAGCCAGGCTTCTAGCAGCACTCGAGTCTCACGAACTCGGTTATGACGGCGCGAGCAAGCATGTGTTCGCCAAAGCAGAGACGCTCTTGAAAGAGCACCAATCGCAGCCCCGCGTTGTATATCAAGGAACCGATATGTACAACGCTCTTACCGGGGCCGTCGTGTATGAATTAACACGGCGTATGCATGCAGCGTTCTCGCTCAGCAACCCCTTAAACACTGGCAACAAAGTAATATTTGCCTGTGGGATGGGGGGTGATGAGCTCGGGGACCTCATCCAGAACGCGAGGGGAGAGCCCATCGAGAGTGACATGAAGAACAATGATGCTACCCAACCCGCATCATGGCGCAAGTATGAAGCCATGATGTATAGTAAATTGGGTGCCCCGGATTGGTTTGTTCGGGAATTTGTGAGGAACACTTCTGTGCGGGTGTGGACACGCTACGGCGTGGAAGCAACCGTACGGGGACAGAGGTGGTCGGGCGAGAGCACGACCACTACTGGGAACTCATACGTTTCCATGTGCCAGGTGCTGCGTGCGCTATCTAGCGCAAGCATCAAAGAGAGCACGAACATCCATGGGGGGGACGACTACCTAGGGATCGTTGTGGATCCACTGGGTGTGGCGCCGAAAGCTATTGAGGATACCGTAGCGGCGGGTCCTATGACAGCAAAGGTGTTCACGCCCAGGAGCAAGCACCACGCAACGTTTTATCGACAACGTTACGTGGAGTCGGCTATTGGTCGTCGTCCGGTGCCGCAGTTCGGACGTGTCTTGTCAAAGCTCAATGTTCGGGCGAACCTGAACACGGAGGTCAACGACAAGGACTACATGGCAGGGAAATATGCCTCTGCCGCCTATCAACATAGGCACGTCCCAGTCATCCGTGACATTTTGCTCGACACGAGCAAACAGCTCTCTTCGAAGCCCTATTTCGACGACAAGGAGGCCCGAAAGGTCATGTCGAATGGGGTGCAGAAAGACGTTTCAGAAGTGG